CATCCTCGTTATCAAGTGCCTTGCATAACCGCTTATAGTCTTTATCTTCAAGTATTCCTTTGTATCGCAAACTGCTTAATTTCGCTCTTAAACTATGTGGCATTTCTTACCTCACTTTCCTGCGGCTCATACTGATAAGCATTGAGTACATTCCAATTTCCGTCTATCGGTGCAGATAATATATATTTACCTGTCTTTTTGTATTCGCAAAAATCCTCTATCGCTTTTACCACATCTGCGTATAATAAACACCATTCATCTACTTTGCCGATATGATAATTACCGCCGTCTGCCGTCTTTGCAAACTTTTTTCTGCCTTGTAGCATAGCAGGTAATATTCTGATTAACTCGGTACTATCTATTGTCATTCCTTATCCTCACTTTCTACCACTAACTCTGTGTTACACTCTATCGGCTTTCCGCATATCGGACATTCACATCCATCATATGTAGGCTTTATCTGTTCCACTGTATGTACTTTTGACAAATAGTTGAACCCACGCTTACACGGTGTATATGCCCATAATGAATTATTTGTTCCCGTACGAATGATCCAGTTACAAGTCATATTTACTCACTTTCCTGTGGCTCAAACAGGTAACAATACCCGTCCTCACTTGTCTTGCACCCATTACCCCACTTATTACAGATTTCATGCGCTACTATAAGCGGTACTCCGTCAACCTTTGCCACACTATCGTATTCAAAGTATTTACAGTTCTTGCACTTCCCCGGCTTCTGCGTGACGGGTGGTAACTCTCTTAAATTCTCCTTGCACTTATTAAATATCTCTCTAACTTCCTTTGAAGGATTTGACTGAACTACCCAACTAAATGCACGTCTTACTGCTGTTATTGCTTCATCACGGTTTACCGCATCTTCACAAGACTGTTGTTCAAGTGCGGATATTAATATCTTGTGTGCTTCATATTCCGTGTCTTTGTCAACATACAACGGACATTCTTCGCACGTTTCTGCTAGTCCACATACTTTTCTATCGTGGCACTCCATTGATTTTGTTATTTTTTCTTTTGCTTCTTCTCTTGTCATTGCCACCACCTCAACTCACACTCATTACACTTACATTCATGCCCTTGTACTTCTTCCGTGCGTATTCATAAACGATTTTTTTCGCATCTTCTCGGCTTTCGGCATATTCGCCTTTGGTTTCGAGTAGTTTGAACTCTCCATGCGGAAAGTCCTGATACACATTAAATCTATACATTCCACCCATTTCTCGTCCTCACCTCATATCTCCGAATAATCTGTCAGTAAATACGCAAGTCCATTGGCAACACCCGTTTTCCTTGTGAAACTCGCATACTGAACACGGTCTGTCGGTCAAGTGTCCTATGTTTTCAAGTGCCTTGATTGCCATATCATAAGCCTTTAGTATCGGCTCTTTAGTCGGCATGTGCAATTCACACTTTCCGCAACTACGCTCAATGTCGCAATCTGCGTCAACACAAGCATATTCTTTTCTGATAATCTCTTTTGCTTCTTCTCTTGTCATGTTCTCTCCTTATATGTGAAAAGGCCGTCTGATAATGGGTGCTTATACCATATAGAGTCATGTATTTTTTGCTAGTTAATAGTTACGTCAGACGGCCTTAACACTGCTAACTTATTGGCTTATATATATACTCAACGTCAACGATCATTTGACGTAACTTGTCAAGATCGGCCGGTATATAATAATCACAAGCTGGATCTCCGTAACACGGAACGCCTATATACTTTTCACCGCAGCAGTCGTCTAGTTCTTGCTCGTGATCGTCTATATACATTAGTCGTGAGTGCTTGCACTTGTTCATACTATGCTTCCTTCCCATACGTCCCAAAAGCTAAGCTGTTTGTTTTCCGGTTCGTTTATATTGTTGATCCTTTGTTCTGCGATCGAAAAATATTTTTCGTCCAGCTCGCAACCTATAAAGTTTCGATTATTCTTTAAGGCTGCCACTCCTGCGCCGCCGGCTCCCATAAAAGGATCTATAACAAGATCATTTTCATTAGTGCTATTATTTATGAGTATCTCCATTAGCGGGACCGGCTTTTCAGTCGGATGTAGCTTTGTCCTTAATATGTTTGGTACTCTCAGAATGTTTGTAGTACCTAGCATGTTTATGTTTTTTGCCCGGCCTTTCCGCAACATCAATATCAACTCGTAAGCATTCATGTAATACTTGTTTGGTACAGCGTTTCCTTTATCCCATACAATAAGATTTTGGAATCTAAAGCCGGCCTTCTCCGCTTCTTCCCATAGCTCTTTAAGATTTCTAGGATTTATCATCACATAACAATGCGTGTCAGGTTTTAATACCCGGTAGACCTCCGGCAGCCATTGACTAAACTTTATGTCGTTATGCTTGAATAGCTTGCCTTGCTTTGTGTACTCGTAATTGTCGTTGACAACCCTTCTGCTCAACATTCCGCGACATTCATACGTCCGGCCGATCTTTACCGCGTCTTTTGTACATCCTCCGCTAACTATGTGATAAGGACAGTCCGTAACCACAAGATCAATGCTTTCCGGTTCCATCCCTTTCAATACGTCGAGGCAGTCTTTGTTATATAATCTGCTTGTCATAAACTACTCCTGCCACGGATTAAACGCCGGATCGTCAATAATTCCCTTTATCCGGTCATACGCTGTCTCTTTTGCCATATATATAACCTCGGAATTATGATATTTATTTGCGCGTGCTATAACCTCTTCGCTCGCTTCTAATAATGCTTTTATCCGGCCTATTAGTTTTTCTTCTGCTGACATTAGTCTTCCTCCCAGTCTATTTTTTGCCCGCATTTAGGACAGTAGTTGTACCACTTATTCAGATTTTCACCGCATGCCAGCCAGCAACATTTGTAATAATGGCCCCCTCCCAGCTCATACTTTGCCGGCTTTTTAGGTACTGCGTTCATGATCGCGTTTAGTCGATCTTCGTTTGTTAAATCATCGAACAACGGTCAATTCCCATCCCAAAACGTTTATTATCTCTTCGGCCTTATCCAGTGGCGGGTACTGTTTGCCGTTTTCCCATCGCATAATGGTGTTTATATGGACGTTTACCTTCTTTGCGAGTCTCTCCTGACTCATTGATTTTCTTAACCGCGCCCTTTTCATCCACGTTGCAAAGTCTTCACTCATTTGACACCCCTATTCTTGCTTGTTTTAACTTCTCCGTTATGGCCGGCGGGATCTTTGCAGCGAATTTATGTTTTGACAATAAATCCCGGTATGTCCTTTGAAAGTTTGACATTATAACCGTGTTTACCTCGTCGCTGTCAGTCATACCCCATTGTCTTAACATTGACGGGCCCCCGACTGCCTGCTGTATAATCTCGGGTAACTTCTGATAGTTTTCCTCCGCATGGTAGTTAGCCCCTTGTATTGCTTTTTTCACCAGTTGCCACGCCTCGCCTTCCGAAAGCTGATCATTCTCCATTGGTTTATAAAGACTGCCTATAAGCTGTGATACACTAGGGGCAAAACCGGTATCGTTAGTTTTGACATAGATTTTTAACGCATCTTTTACATCTTCGGCCGGATATTCTTCCAACATCAAGAACCATGCGTTTATAGTCGGCGTCATTTCTGCCGGCCTAACATTGAAGTTTGGATAAATTGCTCTGATCATCATTAACAGTTCTTTTGTCTCTTCTCTTGTCATGGCTTCCTCCTATGCGTTAGCCCAGTCGTCAAATACGTTCGCTTGTGGTTGTTGCCTTGTCTTCTGTTCCTTGACTGCGTTAAACACCCATTTCCTTAGTGCTAGATAATGGCTCTTTGCTTTATAGCCTTTCATTTCTATGTATTCATCAAGGAATTTGATCGCTTGTTCTGTCTCTGACGGTCCGTATTCATCAAACAACTTGTCGTATTCTGTTTGAGTCAGTTTTACATTTCGGTATTCGCCGTATGTATTTTTTATTTCTCTTTTTTCTCCTTTTTCTCCTTCTTTTTCTTTATTATCTTTTTTATTTATCTGACCCTCGTTGTGACCGTTGTTCTGATCTTCGTTGTGACCTTCATTATGATCCTCGCTCTGATCCTCGTTGTGATGCTCACCGTTTTGGAATTGATATTTTTCATAATTTACAATGGTTATCACTGTTCTGTTCGTTGTGACGCTCATTGTAATCATTCCATCGGAAGCGAGAACGTCCAAAAAATGTTTAACAGCTCTCCAACTCCAGCCCCAGCGTTCCGCTAAATATTTCATTGAATAATTAACATCGCCGCGTTTACAGGTTATTAGCTCGCCTTTATATACTTTCTTTTTGTCAGCAAAGTTCGCCAACATTAGCAAGTCTATCCATGCGTGTGTATGGTCAAAGCGATCCTCTTCATAAACCCAGTGTTCCACAATTCCTCTTGAAAGAGTTATCCATCCTGCCATCACTTCACCAGCCTGTATTGTTTAACCCTGTAAGTCTCTCCGTAGTCGTTTGTTTCCTCTACATAGCAGTCAATGATCTTGTGGCCGCGTTTTTTAAGGTCGTAGATCCTCTGTGCTAAGTTCATGGAATGAGCGGCCTTGTATGCCTGCTTGCCCGTGATACCCTTCTTGTGTGTCTTCATAAACTTCAAGATTATGTCGCACTGCGACGGCTTTTTAGTTCTCTTCATGTGTGTTTCCCCTTTCTTCGATCTCGATCTCAATGTATGGTTCACCTTCTATCCATTGAAATTCATGTGTTGTGTTCTCTACCCAGTCGGGATTGTCGTTTTCGATCGTCCCGGTCTGCTGCAGCGCATCCTCAAAGAATTTGTCAGCGCAAGTAAAGATGTTCATTACGTCACGGCGCTTACCCTTTTGTCGCTCGAAAAATTTGTAGTGTAATACTACGGGCGGATTAGTTACTTTCCACCCTCTCAGGCAACGTCTGATGGCGCTTATACAGGGTTTTGTGTAGTCAGCCTTAAATCTATTGCCTGCTTTCGGATTACGCCCTATTTCAGCCAAATAATCGTTCAATGACGGTAGTGTTCTATTCCCGAAGTATTCACCCCTTATTGTGACTTTTGGCTTCCGCTCTTTTATCACTCCGCCCCCTTTCCGCCCCCTTTCGGGGGCTAGTCATGGCTTTTGGTTTTTGTCGTGATACAATTCCAGCATGGTCAACGGGTTTCTTTCGCCTTGCGGCGGGTGTTTCAACCCTTCTATAGATACGAACGTCCATATCGGGCCATAAACGCCGCCCGACACTGTGCTGACAGTCGTTCAAAGGCTTCCTCTTTGCCCTCAAACGGCAGCTCAGACTGTTCGATCAAATAGTTTCGTTCCCAAATAGCTTGACCTAACATCTTTGACAACTTCTCCGCGGCCGGATTATCGTGTATTTGATTTATGGTTCCATTGGGCGACATGTTGTGTTCCTTGTGTAACAGCCCGATTATTAAACCGTCCTCGTCCGCAAGGTTGTGAAGTCCCCTTCCGAAAATCAAATGGTGTTGACACTCTGCCGGACTCCCTGAAAAGGCTGAATAGTCATTAAATGCTGTTACTTTGCTCTTCAACGCCGTCCTCCTTGTCTGTTTCATGCAGTTCAAACTCTGCCGGGCTTATAACCTTGCAAACATGAGTGTCTCTGCAATAATCACATTCAGACTGTTCGCATCTTCCCGGCGTAACCTCGCCGCTCTTTAACATGATGATCGTCTCGCAATTCTGCTTTACCCTATCTAATGCGTCGTCAAGCATTTTGGGTGTCATTTCTATGATCTCGCATATCGGATGTGGCTTTTTATCAACCGCAGCAATATAGCAATTCAATGTGTCGCCGGTATTCTGCCGTACTATCTCCCGATATATGGCAAGCTGTGTGTCGTACCCATAAGCAAGGTAAAACGGAAGTCGTTCTCCGGTGTCCGGTATGTAGTATCTGAAAAGCCTATCCAACGTCTGTGTAGTTTTAAGATCCGTTATCGCCCGGCCTTCAATGTAGGAGTCAATCTTGATCTTAAACGGCAAGCCTTCGATCTCTCCCGTCATGATCGTCTGCTTATCTCCGGCCATATATGCGCAAAACCTTTCTTCTCTCAGGGTCCTTTGATACATTTGCAAGACGCCTTGATATTCCTGCTTTAACTGTCCTTTTGTGGGTCCTCTTGACGATACGCAGTCCGGGAACCTTTCGAGAATGTACTCGGGATCGTCGTTCTCCCATAAAGCATCAAGGATCGAACCCATTAGCAGCGCTTTTGTTGTTTCCTGCTCATACTCTCCGCTAATAGTCTTTAATGCTCTCTCTTCGCAACCATGTTTGAGCGGAAAACCTATAAAGTCCTTATACTGGGAGGCGCTGCAATATTCCTTATTCGCTTCCGCGGTATAATAGTTACTGTCCGTCAGTTTCATCGTTTATCTCCCTTGCTTCTGTGTCGAGTATGTCAACGGCCTTCTCCGGCTCGTCGGGTACGTTGTCTATGTAATCCGGTGTGCCGTCTTCTCTTATAACTGCCTGATCTCCGACATACGCCCTTTCCATTTCAACGCTCATAATTCCCCACTTGCTTATTAACTGCCTGAGCATTGTCTTTTTGGCCATCGCGTCAAAGTCCGTGGACCATAACCCGAACCCTTTACGATATGTAGCGGAATACTTCTTAGCGTGCTTGTCTATCTGCTCTTTTGACCAGTAAATACCCTTCTTAAATCCGTTTATCATTTCAAAGTATGCGTAATACCCGATGATGTTTAATGACATGCGCTTTGTAATATCTGTTTCCGGGGCAAATTCGTAAGCGTCCTCAATAGGATCGTATGAAACGAGTTCCCCTTCCCTGATATCCGTAACGTTGATAGCCTTGTACTGTCCTGATCTCATGGCCAGTTGTAACATTCCCCTATAGGAAAGCTGGAACGTGGCCTCTGTGCCTGTCTTATTCTTAAACGGGACAAGATAGAACATTCCTATCTGTGGGCTCTGCGGAAGATTAAGACTGTGGCCTAACAGCGCCGCCGACAATATAGAGGCGTTCGTGCACTCCGCAAGGGCCGGATTTGTTTGTACTGCCGAAACAACGCTTGATATAAAACGCTGCGAATCTTTCACGCCTACAACCGACTCGACGTTAGCCCTGACCGCTTCTTTGGCCAAAAACGACGCTATTCCCTCCTTTTTTGCTACTACTTCATTTGGCATGATGTACCCTCCTTATCCTTTGTATATTTGTTGCTCTCATTCCTTTATCCACTTCGACCGGGGTAAACTCGACAACTAGCCCCTTCTTAGGTTTCATTATCAAGTGCCACTCGGTAGCGTAAAAAAAATGGATCTCTCCGGTTTCGCTCTCAATAAAGCCGTATCTGTTTGCTGGGTTAAAACTCTTTACCGTACCGCGCATAATTAACCTCTGTTCAGTTTTTGATACAATTCTTCAAGGAATTTTAATTCCCCGACTGTCCCTTGTAAGGCCGCAAGATAACCGGTCCAATGCTCTTTGTTGTAAGGCTCTTCGATCCTGAGCTTTCCGATCTCGATCATTTGCTTTACAAAACTAATTCTCTTCTGTACTGTCTCTTTCATTTCCTTTTCTGTCATTTTCTCGTCGTTCATTGATGTTCCCCTTCCTTAATAATTCCTCTCTGTCTAGTGCCAGCGCCGCAAACACCATGTTCGGTACCTTGTAAAGTGCAGCCAGCGCACAAACAACCAATTCCTCGTCAGACATAGCTATTGCCGTGTTCCACATTTTTGTGGCATCGATGATCTCTAAAATCTGTTTGTTCTCGTTCGATCTCTGCTTGATTTCTAATACCCGGTCCATCAATGCCCGGTTAACAAAAGGCTCGTTCATTTTTTATAGCTCCAACATATAAGAACAAAACCAAGTCCAAAGATCACTGCACATATCGGGAACGATCCCCTTCCACTCGTGATGTGCTCGGCAAGGCCGGCGCCTCCAAAAAGAAACATTCCAAATCCCCATAACCAACGCTTGTTACACTCCCTCATTTGTCTTCTCCTTTCATAGTCCAATGATGTACCTTAGTGTGTCGTTGTCCGGCTGAAACTTTTGCACAAAGAAAACGAAATCCTTATAATCGAAACTCTCTGTCCTTAATTTCCGTGACATTGCCGACTGACTTATCCCGTGTTCCTTGGCTAGATCAGTGTCGGTCAATTTCAGTAACCGCTTTTGCCCTTGCACCCAGTCCGCCAACCTATGACACAACTTCTGTCTCTCATTCAGATAAACTCTTGGCATCTTGCTTCTCCTGTGTAGGCGTTTTGTCTACATTCTTTGCAAAAAAAATCCTTTCCTTGTCGGATAACCTTGTAATATTCAATTCCTC